CGACATCTTCTTTACGTTTAACAATGTCTTTTTTAACTTTGTCAAACTGTTCTTCAGTAGGATGTCCAGAAAAGATAGAGTTCCAAGCCTCTTCTAATTGAGCATCCGTAATGTTTTGTGGTCTACGTCCTGAGCCTTTACCCATTATTCATCCTCCTCGTCAAGTTCAAAAAAATATCCGTTGTAACCCATTTTAGGTTCTGGTGGGTTTATCCAGTCTTCGTCTTTTCTTTCCATGTTAATCCTCCGTAAATTTAGGTTTTTGGACTCCAACAAAACCACATGACTGTCTGTCTGTTGGCTCAAAGTCAAATGATGAATCGCTATTATGACCTATGGGCATGTAAAGGTACTGCTCCAATTGACACATCATGATTTTTGCATCAGTACAATTCATATTGTAATAGTCTAATGCCATATCGCAGTTAACAAAGTTACTAACATAAACTAAATCATCATAAGAATCTGTATAACTAACTGCCATAACAAAATTACCTACCCCTACCTTACTACCCTTTTCATTTGCCATGATACCCATAGCAAACACACCATAAAAAACTATGATAAGAGCTACTAAAACAAGCTGAAGTATAGATGTGGTTGTTATATTGCGCCACTCTCTAAACTTTTTACGCTTTGCCTTTTGTTCTTCTTTCCAGAGCCTTATTCTTTCTTGCTCTTTCATATGTTTTCTAAATGCAATATTTTTATAGCCTAAGTAACTCATTTTTTGTCCTCCAATTCAATTAAGATTTTTATTGAGTGCATTGCTTTATATAAGTCCTCTACACCACCTTTGTCTTTATACCTAGTGACGTATTTAATGATTGTGCCTTGTAGATAACTTAACTTATTATGTTGAGCATACACTGCTGGTTGTATTGCTAACTTGCTATAATGGTCTCCACCTACTTGCTCATCTAGTGGATTCTTTGTTTCAAGTTTAAGTGTCGTCAAAATTTAATTCCTCCTTTAGTCGTTTATGTAATTCACGCTGTTTTCCGTAGCGCTCTTCCCACATTTTTTTACCTATGGTGTGGATTCCCATTCTTCCTTGATGGTGATAATGGCATAATGGAATCATCTCTTTATCCTTCATGCCTAGTCCAGTCTTATCCCTTATGTGATGAATGTTA